TGGTATTCCTGTATCACTGACAGCACAAGGACAAGCTACACACGTACCGACATCTGTATCTGCTGTAATAGACAAAGTAGTACCAAGCATAACAGGCCTAGCTTTCTTTACAATAGGAAGCGTGAACGCTACTATAGATAAAAATTTACCTGACCCTACTGGTGTATTGTTTCCCTTCGAGGACTTTGCATTTAACTTTAGTAGGTACAGGACGGTAACAATACTTCCGTCATCTACTGTAGGAAATAGAACAATTATAATACCTGCTGAAAATAGAACTGTAGTTGTACGTCCTGTAAGAAGAAACAACGTAGTATACATAATTAATTAAGGATAAGATATGTCTTATAAATGGCCTGAAAAAGATCCTGATGAAACAGCAGACTTTAGTGTAGACTGGTCTAGGTTTTTAGGTTCTGATTCCATAGTATCTGCTGTGTTTTTTGTTGACGCTGCAGACGGAACAAAGACACAAGTATCTACTGCACAGATTGTAAATGGAATACAGTTTATAGCAGGTACTGTTTCTGGTAATGTGGCTACTGCACGTTTTGGTGGCGGTACAAATAATTTACGATATAATATTACTGTTCGTATAAACACTACTCAAGGGCTTACATACGAGCGTTCTGTAATACTACCTATTAGGGAAAGATAAATGGCATATGATTTTCTAGGCTTAGTTAACGATGTTAACCATAGACTAAACGAGGTAGCACTTACTTCATCTAACTTTGCAGCAGCTACTGGTTACTATAGTATAGCTAAAGATGCTGTTAATTCTGCAGTCAGACACATTCAACAGGAAGAGTTTGAGTGGCCTTGGAACCACGTGCAAGCAGACTTAGTATTAGCTGCAGGATCTATGAAGTACTTCTATCCAGTAGATGCTAAAACAATTAACATGAACTCTTTTAGAGTAAAAAGAGATAATAGCCTAGATACAGGAACAGTAAAACTAAAATCACTTGTGTATGAAGAGTGGTTAGAAAAATATGCTGATGATGAATTTAACACTGACGAAACTATACGTGGTGTGCCTCAGTTTATTGTACGCACACCCAGCAGAGAACTGATATGTCATCCTGTACCTGATAAAGCCTACACTATAGTATATGAGTACTACTCAATGGGTTACGATTTAGAGAACCCTTTAGATGTACCATCACTACCAGAACAATATAGATTTGCTATAGTTGACGGTGCAATGTATTACGCATTTCAATTTAGAGGCGATACACCAGCAGCAGACGTTGCTCTTAGAAAGTTTGAAAAGCAAATAAAAGATTTACGTGTGATAAATATAAATAGAACACCATACCTCAGAGATACAAGAGTACATTTCTAATGGCAACACAATGGACTACATTCCCTATGGAGTTCAAAGGTGGGTTGATCTCCAACCTTACTCCATTACAACAGGGTACTAATGCTGTAGGTTCAGCCACTATCTTACAGAACTTTGAGTCTGACAGGGAGGGCGGCTACAGTAAACTAAAAGGCTATAGCAAGTTTAGTAATACAGAAGTTCCTGGCGGTGGCGAAGTTCTTGCTATGAAGGTTGTATCTTCTGGCAGAGTTGTAACTGCTAGGAAGATGGACACTGACACTGTAACAGAATATCAGACAGCTACATCTACAGTAAACGGAGCAGTATCCAGTGCTACAGCAGTTGCTCTTGATAACAACACAGCTACAGCTATAGTAAATGGTGCTGTTACTTCAAAAACTACACTAGCTGTAGATAGAGTAAGAGCATTTACAGGTGTAACAGGTACAGCTTCTGCTACTGGATCAAGTGGTACATTTGATATTACAAATACAAACGGCACGTATACAGCAGCGGTAAATGCAGCAGGTACAGGATATGCAGTTAACGAAACAGTAACAGTAGTGGGTGCAAACTTAGGCGGTGCTACTACAGCAAACAACGCAACTGTTACAGTAAGCAGCATAGCTCCTACTACACATAATACACCAGCAAATACCTACAATGGATCGGCTGGTACTGGCCTTACTTTCAACGTTACTAGAACTGGTGCTAATTATAGTGTCGCTATTGTCAACGCAGGTACAGGCGGTTACAAAGTTGGCGAAACTGTTACTGTCGCTGGTGCTGCGTTAGGTGGTGCTACCACTGCCAACAATGCAACTATTACAGTAGGTAGTATAAATAATGTTGCTGCTACATACACTAATCCAACGCAGTCTGGATATAGTGGTTCTGGTAGCAGTGCTACATTTAATGTTACTAAAACAGGTTCTGTATATACCGTAGCCATTAGTGCAGCAGGTTCAGGCTATACAGCTAGTGAAACAATTACTATCGTTGGCACACAACTAAACGGTGCTACTACAGCTAACGATGCAACTATAACAATAACTGCAGTAGATGGATCTGGTGGTATAACAGCAGCTACTATAGCAGGTACAGGTGTAGCGGAAGGTACTGTAGCAACTGCATCTATCTCTGGTACTGCTATAAATACTGGTCCTATAACAGGCGTTACTGTTGCTGGCACTGGTGCATCCTTTGGAACTATTACTAAAGGCATGATTGTAACAGGCACTGGTATCTCTGGTGAAGTAACAGTAAAAACAGTAACAAGTCAGAGTAGTATTATACTAGACACAGCAGTATCTTTAGCTGACAATGTTGTGCTTAGTTTTATCACTAACATAAAGGCTGGTATGTTTGTTACAGGCACAGGCATATCTGGTGTTGTAAAAGTAGCAACAGTAACAAATCAGAACAACATTGCACTTGACTCAGCACAATCAATATCAGACAATACTGTTCTTACCTTTGGTACGTTTCATTCTACTCAGGTTGATAAAACATTATACTTTCACGGTACAGGAACTGATTGGTCACACATAGGCACAAGCTCTTCTACAAATACACTAAAGGCTAGGTACGCATCCTTTAACTTTACGCAAGAAGACAAAACTATATTTGTTGATAGTAAAAGCTTTCCTATCATATACAACTCAAGCGGTAACACTACGGTATCTTTAACCTCTTCAAATAGTTCAGATGTTCAAGGCGCAGAGAATGTAGCAGTATTTAAAAACCACGCATTCTACTCTAAAGGTAGTAAGATATTCTTTACAGCACCAAATACAGTAGATGATTTTGCTACAGGTAATGGTGCTGGTACTTTGAACATAGGTTTTGATGTAACAGGTATGATAGGCTTTCGTGAACAGCTTATCATTTTTACTACAGACACAATCAAAAAACTTGTAGGTAATACCTCTTCTGATTTTAGGCTAGAACCTATCACAGATAGAATAGGGTGTATCAACCCAGATAGTATTCAGGAATTTGGTGGTGACATAGCATACCTATCTCCTGATGGTATACGTTTACTTAGTGCTACTGATCGTATTGGTGACCTTGCTCTTGACATTGCATCTGACCCAATCTATAAAGACGCTAATGAGTTTATATCTCAAACAGATGTATTTTGTTCTGTGCTAGTTAGAGGTAAATCTCAGTATAGACTATTTGCATATATACCTACTGTACAAGCAGGTAGTGCATCAGGACTGATAGCTACTAAATTTATTGCACAGGGTGGTAGTGGTATAGCTTGGTCAACTACTAAAGGACTAAAGGTAAACGTAGCAGACAGTACATACTCAGGCGCACAAGAAAGTATTATGTTTGGCAATGATGATGGCTTCTGTTATAGAATGGATTCAGGTAATTCTTTTGATGGTAGTTCTATAGAGTCAATATATGAATCTCCTTTTATGCCAATCACAGATCCACAGATACGTAAGACCATGTATAAGCTAACCCTGTATGCACAACCTACAGGTACAATGAATGTAGATATAAACTTTAAGATAGACTTTGATGCAGGTAATGATCCAAGCGTTATACAACCTCCAACTATAACAGTTTCTTCAGCATCTGCAGGAGGAGGTATAAGTTTATTTGGTGCATCTACTTCAATATATGGAGGTGCAGGTGTTACTTATGGCGGTGTACTAGATCAGATATACAAAGAAAACTTAGTAGGGTCATTTAAAACAATAGCAATGAGGATCACAGACAACTCAACAAATCCAACCTTTACTCTTGACACAGCAGTTCTTGAGTATAGACAACATGATAGGCAGTAACAATGGCAGGTTATACAAGACAAGCAGCAGCTAATATTACCACAGGAAGTGTTATTGACGCTGATGATTTTAATGATGAATACAATCAGATACAGTCAGCATTTAATGCTAGTACTGGTCACACCCATGATGGCACAGCATCAGAGGGCGCACCTATTGAAAAGATAGGACCATCTCAGGATATAGTTGCAACAGCATCAACGCTTAGACCAAAAAACACTAACGCTGTAGATCTAGGAACAGCAGCACTACAGTACAAGGATGCCTACTTTGATGGTGCAGTAAGAACAGATACACTCACTGTAGATGAGAATGCTACAATAGCAGGTAACTTAACTGTTAGCGGAACTTTTACCGACTCTGGAAGCGGTACACAAACTGCTGCAAGAACAGCTTTATCTGCAGGTGCTGGTATATCTTACAACAACAGTACTGGTGTTATCGCTTGTACTATTGACACTCCTGCAGAGGTAGGGCTAGGTAACCTATCAAACAACGGTAATAACCTATCAGGTGCTTTTACAGCAACAGGTAACATTACAGCTTTCTCAGACGCAAGACTAAAAGATAATGTAGAAACTATCGAAGGTGCGCTAGATAAAGTATCACAGATGCGTGGTGTTATGTATGATAAAGACGGTGAGCGTGGTACAGGTGTTATAGCTCAAGAAATGCAACAAGTTATGCCAGAAGTTGTACAGGATGGTGAGTATTTATCTGTGGCATACGGAAACATAGTGGGTGTACTAATTGAGTCCATCAAAGAATTAAAAGCTGAAATCGAGGAACTAAAGAATGGCTCTTCAGACTAGCGGTGCTATAAGTCTAAATGATATACATGTAGAAGTTGGCGGTACTAGTGGTACTACCTGTTCTCTTAACGATGCAGATTTTCGTTCACTAATAAGTGTGGGTGATCAGGCTAACCAAAGTCTACAACTATACTATGGTAAGTCAAACGAAATACAGATGACATCTGGCGGTACTGTAAACGGTCAGGCACAAAGAAAACAAATATCAGCATCAAGTTTTATTTCTTCAGGTGGTACACTGCGTATACCTTCTAGTATGTGGGTTTGGTCAGATAGCAGGACAACAGCAGCCTTGACTGTGGACATACCTTGCACTATAATAAATGATGGTAAGATTATAGGCAAAGGTGGTCAGGGTGGTTCTGGTCTTAGAGTAAAAAACTTACCCCATCCAACAGTAGGTGCATATAACTCTGGTTATAGCACAACAAACTTAGGTACTGGTTCAGATGGTGGCCCTGCTATCAACGTTACATCTTCAGGCGTAACTATTATTAATAGCTCTGGTGCATATATCTGTGGTGGCGGTGGTGGAGGCGGCTCCTCTGGCGTTGAACCACAAAATAGTTGCTCTGGAGGTGGCGGTGGCGCTGGAGGTGCAGAAGGGGGTTACAGAGTAGGTCCAAACTCTTTTACTGATAATCAAGGTTCTGGATATCCTAACTATACTACAAACGGACCTCAATATTCTGATTTTGGTATATACGGAACAGGTAATGGCAACGGTCCTGGACTTGGTTACGGTGGTGAATTAAACCAAAGAGGATGGAGGGTTGTAGTATCAAACAGCCCTAATTACGGAACCTGGTCAAAGGTTTATGATCAGGGCTATGCTGGTGCTTCTGGTATATTTTCTTCTGGCGAAGACCAGACATCTCCGTCAGGAAGAGGTGGGGGTAGAATAGTTCCAGGTTCTAGACACACCCATTCAAGTGGTCAACCTTACGGTGGTGCTGGTGGCGAGGCTGGTGCAAACGGTGGAGCAGGAGGGAACTCAGGTCAGTCAGGCGGTGGCGGTGGCTGGGGTGCAGCAGGAGGCAGAGGGTACAGAGGTGCTTTCACAGGAGTGCAGTGTCAAGGCGGTTCTGCAGGAGCAGCTATAACAGGCACATCAAGAACACTTAGCAATAGCGGCACAATTTATGGTGGTACATAATGAGTAGATACATTTACGCTGAAACTGCATATGAGACTATAGATGAAGTGGAAGCT